CATGAAAGAGAGTGTAAAATTCGTTATGAGCATATTGAAAAGCGTTTGGAAGAAGGTAGCGAAAAATTTAAGCGAATCGAAGTTATGTTGTGGGGGTTATATGGAGTCATAGCTATGTCTATGGGACTTTCTCAGTATTTGAGTTAAAACAATATAGATAGTGACAGGAGGTTGCGAATGAGTGACGACAGAGCCAGTGGTAGGTTTGGTGGCGATATGGACCGCAACGAGGTCGAGATTGACCTCAATAAGTTTATGGAGCTTTTACAAGAAAAAGCCGACCTTAAAGACAGAATAAGAGAACTCGAAGATGAGGGTATGAAAAATCCTCATCAAAAATGGATATTTCTAGCACAAGCTGTTGATTCTTGGAGAATTTTTCCCAGAGCTTTTTTGAGTGTTTACATATTTCTTCTTTACTACGCCACTATGTGGTTTATGGACTTAGAAGCTCCAAACTTTGAGCAATCAGCTCTCATTTCAGTATTGGTAGGTGCTGGAGCTGCGTGGTTTGGCCTATATGCTGGTACTTCTGGTTCTTCTAAGAGCTTTAAAGGAGAAAGCGACAAGAAATGAAGCAAAAGATAACCTTTATAGGGATATTATTATTTATAGGCTTATTGGGATCTTTCGCATTAAGTTCCGCAGAGAACGAACCTGAAAACCCTGATTGTACTGCTGGTACAGAATTTTGTGAGCAAAACTCGTTAGATACCACGAATAATACTACGACAAATAATACAAATGTTAATACCAACACCAATACGAACACAAACACCAATACAACAACGACCACTAGCACAGCAACTAATACGAATGCCAACACCAATGTCAACACGAACACAACGACAACAACTGCAACAAATACCAACGCTAATACCAATGTCAATACGAATACGAGCAATAACACTAATGTAAATACCAGTACAGCAACGAACACAAATAACAACAATACGACTGCTAATAATACGAATGTAAATACTTCCACATCTAACAACTCAAATACGAATGTGAATACCAACACCAGCAATAGCACAGTTAACAGTACAGTTAATTCAACTAATACGAGTACAACGAATAATACGAATACCAGCACCAACACGAACAACAATACCAACACCAACAACAACACCAGTACCAGTACCTCAGACAACACGAATACCAATACCAATGTGAATCAATCTACATCTGACTCTAATGTAAAAACTGATAACACGAATAGGAATGAAAATAACAGTAAGTCTGATAACACCAACAGAAACATCAATGAATCCAACACCACACAAACGATTAAGCAAGAGATAACCAGCAAGGCTCCACCAGCTTCGGCAATCGCTCCATCAATTATGAGTTACAGTCAAGATTTGTGCTTGGCTGGTCGTTCAGGAGCTTTTCAAGGGCAAATTTTTGGAATATCTGGCGGTAGAACTATCACTGATAAGAATTGCGAAAGGTTAAAGCTCAGTAAGTACATCTACGATATGGGCATGAAAGTGGCAGCTGTTTCTATTCTTTGCCAAGACGAAAGGGTGTTTCAAGCCATGGAAATGGCTGGAACTCCTTGTCCATACATGGGTAAAATTGGTAAGGAAGCATCTGAAGGTTGGAAAGCAAACAGAACTGAAAGGCCTGATTACGATAAGAAAAGAAAACAATTCATTAAAGCATGTAAAGATACTAAGCATGTTCAAGGAGACTTAGATGGTCTTAGAAGAAGTAGGTGGGATTGCGTAAATGAATGGAACAGAGAAGCAACAAACTGATTCTGATTATGGAAAAGGCTATTGGTCTGATCCAGTAAAACCTGATGGAACTCCTACTTGGTGTTTTGTTGCTAGTTTAATCTTAGCTTTTCTTTTTGCGTTGGGTGTTAATCAGCTTAAAGCTGATTATATTTATGAAGGCAACCAACCCTTATATGACTTACAAACTAATTCGTCAGGGTCAACAGGATTAGGCTCAAACGATGATTCAGTTTCACCAGCCTTCGATTTAGGCTTTACCTTTACCTTTTATGGTAATGATTTTACCAAAGCACGAATGGCTACTAATGGCTGTCTACACTTTAATCTAACAGGCAGTTATTGTGGAGATTACACCCCTGATCCACTACCCCAATATACAAATACACTATTTCCATTCTGGACTGACTTGATAAAAGATGGCGGTTCGGCTATGAGAGCCAAAGCCTTTGATGATTACACAATTTTTGGCTGGTATAAGATGAGGGAATACAACCGAGCTAATTCTGATAACAGTATAGAAGTCTGGTTATATCCCAACGATACCTATGAGTTTCGTTATGGCGAATTAGACATTATCTCTCATGATGTCTTGATAGGGGAACAGGGAAGTTCCTCACAGATTTATACTTACCATTTCTTTGATGAATGCAATACAGGAACGACTAACATAGCTGGAACTTGTGTTAATTACGACTGGAACTCTAGTAGTAATGCGGTTAATACTTTACTGGAAAATGGCGGTTCGTTGTATGGTGATGGCACAGACCAATCGGCTTGTGCAACTACTCCTTTAACTTCAGTGAACTGTGCTGGTTACGCAGCAGCTTATTTGGCTCAACAATGTGCATTAAATTCTTTACACAGTGAAAGTTGTGATGGTTACGCAGCAGCTTATTTAACGCAACAATGTAATATCACTCAGCTTTATAGTCAGGAGTGCCCTTCTTACTGGAGTGCTTATGATGACCAACAGTGTGAAGACGACCCTCAATACAGTCCTTCTTGTGCTGGTTATACGACTGAAGCCTCTGTAGCTTACTATGTTGCAGAGGAAGTTGATTATGGTTATGAAGAAGATTACTGGGTTGATGATTATGGTTATGAAGATGAGTATTGGATTGATGATGACCCATACGCAGATATGTATTTTACTGATGCGGAATGGTACGAAATAGATCTACAAGAATTTGGACAAACACAGGTAGATGAATGGTATGGAACAGATGTAGCTTTTGATAATGAAGGTTGGATAGAGTGGGAGACTTCCCCTTTAGATGCTTGGGAAGAATTAGATCAGCAAATGGATATTTATGATGAGTTTGTAGAAACTTATGAATATATAGAAGAAGTTTATCTAGTTTCTTATGATGATTTTGAACACGATCCTTTGCCTTTTGATGCCAGTGAGGAACTATTAGATGACTTTATTCTCCATGAAACAGTTTTAATAGCAGACTATGAAGAAGTAGATACCTACATAGAATTTGAAACCATTGAAGAACTGGATGAATGGTATGAAGAAGAATTGGCACAAGCAGAAGAAGAAGAACTTAGAGAAGAACTTTTAGCAGAAGAAGAAACTATAGAAGAACCAGAAGAAGAATTTATAGAAGAAGTGTTTGAAGAAGAAGTGGTGGAAGAAATCTTTGAAGAAATAGAAGAAGAAAGATTAGCAGAAGCGGAAGAAGAAATAGAGGAAGAAAGAGAAGCCTTAGTAGCTGAAGAAGAAGAAGAAAGGAAAGGTGGAATAACAGAAGCTCAGTTAAATGTAGTAGCACAAACAATAACTACAGCTGCCAATAGTGTGTCTAATGCAACAGCAAATGTAGTTAATACTAGAGGCTATGGAAGTACCTCATCTAGTTCAGGTGGAAGCAGTAATTATGGTGGCAATACAGCAGTAGGTACAACAAGTGGGAATACGACAACATCTGCGGTAGCAAGTTCAGCATCTGGTGGTGGTTTTTCTACTAGCAGTTCCCCTAGTATTTCAGACCAAATACAAACTGCACAAGTACAAACGAATACAGTATTAAGTTTGAATCAAGACATGGGTTCAACCAGTGGCATGGGTGGCAGTACCCAAACAGTTAGTAATGTAACAACTGTAATAACTCCTATGCCTACACTAGATTCAAGTCCACAAATAGTAATGGCAGATGTGCAAGTAACCGATATGCAAGGGCAAATAGATACAGCGGTGTCTGGAGTAATGACTGTTTCAGAAGCTGACCAAATAGCAGACCAAATAATTGCTGACAATATCAAAGAACAACAGGAACAAGGACAAACAACTCAAGAAGAAACAGGACAATACGCAGATCAATCTACTTTGGTAGCATTTATGGGGTATGTTGTGGGCTTTGATGCTTACAGAAATGCAGAATTACCAAAGGCTGAAACTTGGTATGAACCTAAAAGTATTTACATGAATGTAGGAATTTCGGATAATATAGATGCTTTTTACAGTTTAGCTAGTGACAATATGAATATGATTAACAATATGATTAATCAACAACCTAACTTATAAGGAAAATTATGGCTTGGTTTACGCCACCTTATGCAGATGGTAGTTTGGGTATAACTCACATTGATGAGGGTGCTATCAAATGGTTGAGTAAGAAAAATTGCAATACTTTATTGGATGTAGGTTGTTCTACAGGCGGTCAAGTTGCTTTGGCAATAGACAATGGATGGCAAGCATTTGGTTTAGAAGTAGATCCTAGGGTTATCAATGGTCAAGCTAATGTAGCTTTAATTAACTGTTGTGTGAATCCTGTAGTCTTTCATCACCCATTTGATGTGGTTTGGAGTGTAGAGGTGGCTGAACACATACCAGCCATGTATGAATACAAATATTTAACAACCCTAGTGGAGAATTGTGGAAAATATCTAATATTGACAGCAAGCCAAAAAGAAGAAAATATGCCTTTGCATGTTAATTGCAAGCCTTTGGATTATTGGATTGAAAAAATAGAAGGTATGGGAATGAAATATAATGGTAAACTTTACAAAGAATTACTAAAAAACTCGACTATGAAACGAGAGTTTTTAAAAGAAACAGGTATGATGTTTGAACAGGATTCTACAAAAGAGTGGCGAAAAAACACTGTGTGGGAGAATAAGGAGTAAATTATGGAATGGTTTAAATCAAAAGGTGGGCAAATAATTGCTCTAGCAACTATCGTAAGTACATTAGCTGGATTTGGATATGCTGGAGCTGGTTATGTTAATAGACTGGAAAACCTAGAAAAGAAAATAGGTGGATTAGGCGAAACTGAAGATGCTCAACAAGCTATTGAACAACGATTTGCAAGTATAGAAACTTCAGTAGAGTATTTAGAAAAAGAAATAGATGGTATAGAAATACCAGATACTAGCAGTATAAAAGCATCTCTTGAAGGAATGTCTGTTGCAATAGAGGCTATAGAAAAAGATATAGAAAAGCTAGAAAACAGTAGTGGCAACCCTTTAGCTAAATAAACATGAAACTTGCCTTAATCATGGGTGTGCTTTTATTAGCTACTGTTGGAGGTTCTGCTTGGTGGATAGACAGGCTACAAGACAATATAAGTACACTAAAAGGCAATCAAATTGCTTTAGAGGCCAAGATTCAAGAACAAAACGAAGCAATCGAAACCGCTTTAGCTAATCAAAAAAAGGCACAAACTCTCATGGCTTCCTTAGAAAAAGAAAAACAGGAAGCGATGCGTGATGTAAATAAGTTAAGAAAAACATTTGCTAAACATGACTTAGATGAACTGACTTTAGCCAAACCAGAACTAATGCAGAGTAAAATAAATAAGGCATCTAAACGAGTTTTAGAAAATTTAGAAAAATTAACTGACCCTAAACAATTTGATGAAGAAGATAGCGATAATAGCTAGTTTAGCTTTAATAACTTCTGGGTGTTCTATGATACAACCCAAAGCCAAGCCTGTTTCTGTAACTACAATCGCCAAAAAACAAGTTATGTACCACCCCCCTTTACCAATGGAAGTGCAAATGGATCCAGTAGATTGGGAAATACTTACACCAGACAGTATGAAGTTGTATTTAGATAATCTTGCAAAAGGGGAAGCACCAAAAAGAGCATTTTATTCATTATCCAGTAAAGAGTATGAACATTTAAGTATGGATATGGCAGATATAACTAGGTATATCAAAGAAATATTAGGAATAATTAAATTTTATAGGGATTATGACAAGGAAGACAAAGAACCAGAAACTAAAAAAAGAAGGGAGAAAGAATGAATATATCACAAGAAGGAATAGCTTTAATTAAACGCTTTGAAGGTTGCGAGCTCGAAGCGTACTTAGATTCAGTGAAGATTCCAACCATAGCTTATGGCAGAATTAAGAATGTAAAAATGGGCGATACTTGTACCCAAGAACAAGCTGAAAAATGGCTGAAAGAAGAATTACCAGAATATGAAGGTTATATAAACAGTATGGTAAGGGTAGATTTAAAACAGTGTCAATTTGATGCTTTGTGTTCATGGGTTTATAACTTAGGACCAAACAACCTTAAAGAGTCAACACTATTGAAAGTTTTAAACGAGGGTGATTATAACTCTGTTCCAGCTGAGATAAAGCGTTGGAACAAAGCTGGAGGTGAAGTATTGGAAGGATTGGTGAGGCGAAGAGAAGCAGAGGCACTTTTGTTTGAAGACAAGGAATGGCTTGATGTGTAATTTAGCTGAATGTTTTATACTTAGCCTAGCCACCACTCCATTGGTGGTTAGAGCTGGGTAGTACCAATATTGTCACTATCTAACTATCCAGCTCGTTTATAGAATTATGAAAGATTTATCTATAAAAGACTTTGACATTCTTTCACAGCAAGACAAAGCTGAAGCAGTTGCCTTGTTAAATCGTTATGACCAAATAGATATACAAGAAAACTGTAAAAATGACTTTATGGCATTTATAAAGTTTATGTGGGCTGAATTTGTAGAAGGGAGACACCATAAAATTATTGCAGAAAAATTTAATCGAATAGCTCAAGGTAAGTTAAAACGATTAATAGTATGTTTACCTCCTAGACATTCAAAATCTGAATTTGCTTCTACTTATTTGCCAGCTTGGATGATGGGCTTGAATGGTCAATTAAAGATAATACAGTGTACTCACACAGCAGAATTAGCTGTTCGATTTGGAAGAAAGGTAAGAAATTTAATAGATTCTGAGGATTTTCAACACATTTTTCCTGATTTGAAATTACAAGCAGATAACAAATCTGCTGGTCGTTGGACAACCAATCAAGAAGGAGAATCATTCTATGCTGGTGTGGGTGGTGCAATTACAGGTCGTGGTGCTGATTTATTAATTATTGATGACCCTCATTCAGAACAAGATGCTTTGTCTCCCAAAGCCTTAGAATCAGCTTATGAGTGGTACACATCAGGTCCTAGACAGCGTTTACAACCCGGAGGTACTATCATTATTGTTATGACGAGATG